CCGTTGAGCTCAAATTGTTCAAGTTGAGAGTGAAGTATAGAAAGAGGCCTACTGATTGCCTCAGACAGCTGCACTTGACCTGGGGTGGATACTGGTACATGAAGAAGCGGATCCGCATCAAACTCGGCCGCGGATTCCACGACTATCGACTGTGGCCCCTGGAAATGTACTTCGATGACAACCATGAAAAGAAGGTCGAGTTTTGAAAAATGGCTGCTCCGTAAACTGAAAACACTTCTCTGGAGGATCTTAATGACCGAAGACAAAGACCAATCCCTTGTGAAGTCCGACCGATCGGACCAGCTCCACGACCAGCAAGACGTTGACAGTCTCTCCCGAATGATGCTTCAGCAAAAGGAGAGCTTCGATAGGAACCTACTCGAGGAGAGGCTGTTCAGCAACAAACTGAAGGGTTGGTTGGAGCGGTATTCTCGCATGAACGCCGACCACCGGAGAATGGAAGATCAACTCATGCAGGAAGCAGCGGTCCTCTTGGGGAACCCACCGCGAGATGCGGATCCGGATGCTCCTGAAGCGGAGATCGTTGACGAGCCTCCGGAAGAGGCTGCATAATAGAGCCAGCAACTAGGCGGGGAATGTTAGTCTTCACGATTATCGGTGGACGTATTCCTTGGTTGGATCACCACCAGGGCGACGACGGCCCGTACCCAAGTGCCTGATCCAGCCTTCAGGCTCGTCCCAAGTTTCAGGGTTGAACGAAGCGAAGCCAGCGACCGCTGACAACAGATCAGCGTATCACCAGCCATCGTCAACGTAGTTTCCATCCGTCAGGATGATTCTGTAGCGGTCGAAGGTCAGTGGCATGATTTCATACCACCAACCCATCTGACCGTTGCTCCCAGGCTTAACCGAGTTTTTCTTCAGTTCCATCTTCTTCCTCGTCTTTGCGGTCATGGCTGTCATACTGCAAGCACTCGCAGCCGATCAACTGCCCACCGCACCCTGGACACTCCTCAACGTCGCAACCTGGGTGATGGTAATGCCCTGGCTTCGCTCCACAGTCATGACACCGCTCTCCATCACGGCCCCAATCCGATCTCTTTTCTTCTCCGTGCTTGATTGGATCACCTGTGCTGCCATCCTTCATCGGGATCCCGAATAGGCGACAGCCATCCGACTCCTTCATCCCGCACTTACACTCCTTACACAGCGCGCCGATTACTTCGTAGTACCACTTCTTGATTTCATCTTCTCTCAACCTCCAGTGGTCCTTTGGCAAATATGAAATGAATTTATCCTTGAACCTCTGATGGGCATGGACCGCTGCCGATGGTTCCCCCTGGCCTGTCCGCGCATACGTCTGTACGGCGATAGGATCTTCACTGAAGAAGTCTGTCAGGATAGCCAGAGCCAGATCCGCTGGACCGCTGCCGGGGTAGCCCCACTCAAACCCATCCGGTGAGTGGTACTCAACGTGGGTCAGTGGCAGATCCCTTCGTCCATTCACACAAACTGATAAGTCGTTTCCACTTCTTTTGCCTTGGTAAAATTTCATTGTTCTCTCCCTTGTTTTTGTGCCTCGGTGAGTGTGAAGTCAACCAAAACCTCATTGCAATCCGTACACTCAATGGCGATATCAATAGGAAACTTCTTGGTCCCGTAATACGCGACCTCGATCTTGTGACCCACATGAGGAGTCAACTCCCTTTTGGCCTGGGCAAACATTCCCTCGAAAATCATTTGGAACCTCCTTGTAAACGTCTGTAAACCACAGTTTTGGATACCCCCAACCTTTTGGAGATCTCCCCCCACGAAACACCCTCTTTCCTCAAGATGATGGCTTCGTCCACATCGAACCGTGTCTCATGCCGGCCGAGTTGCACTCCTTTCCGTTTGGCATTTTCCAGCCCTGCCCGTACCCGCTCACGGATCAGCTCTCGCTCGAACTGAGCCATGACCGCAATCATTCCGAACATGGCTGTACCCATCGGCGTAGCTGTATCCACGGCCTCCTGGTGAGACACGAAATCAATCCCCAAGACACGGAACTGCTCCAGGGCTGTGACCAAATGCTTCATGCTCCTGGCGAAGCGATCAAACTTCCACACCATCACCACATCGAACTTCTTGCGAGTGGCATCCTTCATCATCTTGTCCAGTTCTTCCCTGGACTCCTTGGACCCGCTCACACCCCTGTCGATGTACTCGGTGACGATATCCCACTCGTGTCGCTTTGCCAGCTGTCGCAGATCCGCCAGCTGCAGGGACTCGTCCTGTCGCAGCGTGGACACCCTGGCGTAGATCACCGCTCGTTTCATTGGTTCTTAACCCGCTCCTGGGCTTCCTTCCTGATCTGATCTGGATCCAGCAAAATACCGTCGTTCCACAGAGACAAGAACCCTTCGATAACGTGGCTGATTACCGTTTCCTTCTTCAGAGCCTTTGCCCTGGCGTTGAGTAAAACCTTCTTCTCAACTGTGATCTGAATTGACTTCTTCATTCTTTCCTCCTAGCAACTGACCGCGAGAGCAGCGACGAACGCTGTTATCAGCAACAAAATATATCGACCCACCAAATCTCGCTTTGATGATGGTGGTGACTCGTACAACTCCACCCGTTCCTGTTCCTTTCCGTCCTTGTCAGGCTCCCAATAAACTGGCATCACTCTCCTTCCACTTTCGTAAACCCCGCGTTGCGCTCCTGGGCCTCATCTGCGAACTGCAACAACTCGATCAGCTTTGTGTCTAGTGCCTTGAAATCAAACTCGTTCATCAAGCCATCACGGTACAGCGGATCGTCGGCTTTCTCTGGATCGTTGTTACGGAGATAATCGTCCACGATTTCCACAAGTAGGGCTTTCCACAGCTTCTCCGCTAACCACCAGGACTCGTCTTTCCACCACCAATAGGTGAGCAGCCAATCCTTCCCGGTCACGACCTCAGATTCCCCCTTGTTAACAGGTGTCTCCATCGAGCCACGATTCAGTAACTTCCTAATCCCCGGCATCAGTGTCTCGTCCATTTCAGTCTCCTTTCGTCGGCGCGCCCACCCGGAGGCATCCGAGGGGTGGGCGCATAGTGTTTGACTAGAACTCTCGCGCTTCTTCTTCAGCTTCCGCTCTCGCTTCGTCCCGCTGCGCAGCTTGCTCGGAGTCCTCAATTTCTGCGCGTTCTTCCCTGGTGAACGGGATTTCTCCGGTGGGTGGTGGTGTCATGGCTTGCTCAACTGGCGTGGTCACTTCCCCGTTGGTCCGTTCCAACCGAAACATCTGCATGGCTTCCAGGCCCGTACCCCGCTTGAAGGCACTCACCGTCCCGTTGGCTTTCAGCCTTGCCAGTGTCGCTCGGATCGCGCCCTTGCGGTCCTGGCCTTTGTAGGGCCAGCCTGATTTCTCCAGGTCCGTGTCAATCTCATCCAGCGTCAACGGTGATGGGCTGCGCTTCAGTGTGTCCATCACAGCCTGGGAAGTCCTAGCTCGGCTCCCTTTCCCCCGGCCAATATGGGTCGGCTTCGACGGTAGTGCCTGGAGTCGGCTCGTCGTCGTCGTCGTGGCCTGGACCTTTGGTGGATGCTTCTCCAGGTAAGCGGCTCTCGCCTTGGCGTTGCGCTTGTTCTTCTCTGCCCTGTCCGGTTTCGTCCTCTTGGGCTTCCTGGTCTTCCTGGGCTTGCTCGTCGTTGTTGTCGCCTGGATCTCGATTGATCCGAATTGACGACGAACCCGCTCAAAGTCTTCCAGGGCTTCGACGGCCTTGACTACTTCCTCTCGCAGTTCGATCTCCTGTCGGATCAGTTTCAACATGGTCTTAAACATGGTCCCTTCCTTTCCACTCGTTGCTGACTAATCACCTTGACTAGCCATCACGCCCCACCCATCGGTGGTGGAGCGCAAAAGCTATTCAGCTTCGTCGTCGTCGGGTACGCGACGGTCAGGATCTTCCCGGTCAGGATCTTCGTCGTCTGTTGCAGGGTCCGGTGCTGGCTGCGCTCTGCTGCACTCGCAATCTTCTGGGATCTCCCCGCAATATCGGCAACGGTTTACTTTGTCTTCCTCAGCCATAATCTCCGTACCTTCCGGGGCATCTGCGGGGATGATATAGGTGCTTACCTGTTCTTCTTCGTGTGGATTAGGGGCTTCCGCTTCGGCTTTCTTCAGGGCTTCCGCTTCAGCTGTCTCCTT